GGCCTTCCCGCGCCATGCGGCGAGCTTCGTCGGCAGTGACCCCCAACCGGGTGGCCAAGGCGTCATAGATCGGGATCCCTTGCGCCGCGACCTGGTTGATGTCCTCAAACCCGGCAAAGGCCGAGCTGCGAAACTTGGCCGCCGCCTGGGCCAGCATCGGCAAGCTGCCTTGACCTAGGACCGCCGCCACACTGGTCAGGTCGAGGATTTGTTGGCGAGCGCCTTCAAAAGAAAACTGCCCCTGGAGCAGGGTTTCCAGGCCTTGCGCCATGTCGGCGATGGCCACCCCGGTTTCCCTGGAGACACGGCGGAAACCCTCAAAGGCTTGCGATGATTTGTCGGCACCACCGGCGACCAGCGAGAAACGAGAGGTCAGATCCTCTTGTTCCATGAGTTGGCGGAACGGTTCCCCAAAGAGACGGGTGAGCTTGCCGCCAAATTCGGCGGCCTGGTTGGCGAGAGCCGTCCCGATCAGTGCGGTTTTGGCGGGAGCGGTCAGGGTCGACATCGTGGCCGACCACATTCGCTTGACGGATTCCAACCCCGCCTGGACGCGGGAAGCGTCAAGGCCAAGGAAAATCGAGGGGTAGGATGCTCCTGCGCGTGCCATGTTAGGTGCTACCCTGGTGTGCCTTGGCCATGAGAAGGAACGCCCGCACCGAGGCCTCCCAGCGTGCGGCACGCTCGTCTTCGCTTAGCTGTTTGGTTTGCCCCCAGCGGGGGAGGAAATCCGCAGGGGGAATCGGTGTCTTGGCGTAGGGTGCGGACACGGTCGATTGGAGCATGGCAAAGAGCGCATCGAGGCGAGCGCCGCCCCATGGCTCGATCCCACCCAGGCGGCACCAGTCCAGCCACTCATCCGCGGGACAGTCCTCAAGGACTTCCCAAACGAACTTGCCGAGGTGTCCGGCCAGAGCGTGAACTAAACGCCACTCTGGCCGGTCGATTCGTTTTTTGCCTGCGCACCCAACCCGTTGTGTTCCAGGATTTTGTTAAGCACCGCACCCATGTCGGAGCCGATCCCATCAGCCTCCTGCTCGTTTCCGTCCTGGATGATGCGGTTGCCGCTGGCATCGGACAGGCCGAGAGCCAGGAGGCGAAAGGTAACAGGTGGGGAAAAGCCTTTTTCGCCGTCCCACTGACCGAGGAGTGTTTGCACCTCGAACAGTTCGGTAATCGATAGCTTGCGCACATGGAGATCCGGCAGGTCGGCGATGCCTGCCGGGATTGGCTTGCGGGGAAAAGGCATAAGAGTTCTCGCTGTGAAAAAAAACAAATCCACGGTCCAGGAGTCGAACCTGGTCACGACTCGTAGCGGCTTGGCGTCCGCCCCCGCTATCGCGCCCTACCTCACCTGCATTGCTCGTCTCTGAGCGGGAGGGATTCCGGCGGGTCACCGTGCCCGCACACCGTGGGAAAGAAAACCGGCCAAAGTGCGCATCGTTGAGAGGCGTGGCCGGTGTACTACGACCTAAAAAGTGCCGGGCCTTGATGCGCATTCCCTTGCGGCAAGAGGCGCGCCCGGCTTGTTGGCTTAGCTTGTTGGCTTAGGACATCGTCATCGACAGGACTTTGAGGACAATCGAATAGGTGGCCGGAGTGGTCTGGCCATCCTGCACGGCAGGCGTCTGGACATCCAGGACATAGACATCGGCGGTGAAAACCCCGGTGGATGACCCGGAACCGACCGACGCGGGAAGGGTCACGACCAGAGACCGTTGGGACCTGCCAGTTTTGAAACCCAGGAAGGTCGAAAACTCCGCCTCAAAGTAGTTGGCTTCAATCGTGACATCGCCCAGGCCTTGCTTGCCGGGGACGCCCACGGTGCTGTTGGAAGAAAAGTCGGGGATCTCAATGAACGCATTCGGCAAACCGAATGAGCCAATGCTGATCGGCTTGGAAATCGTGGTGCCACCGAGGGACACCGTCGTTCCCTGGACAAGAGTGATCTCTGGAATCGTGACTGGCATTGTGCGGGTCTCCCTGGTTGGGGGGGAGTTACCCGTCCGAATCACTCAGCCTTGAGCCGCTTGCATTTCTGAGCCAGTTTGAAGAGGTTTTCCGAGAGGAGTTTCAAATCAATGTCTCGAATGATGGCGGCGGCGTCGCCGTTGGGATCTTTCAGGTTGACTGTGACAAAGTGGTCGCCGGTGGTTTCGTTGCTTCCGAGGTAGGAAAAAAGGAGGTGGCCGGTCGGTGATTCAACCATGACCTCGTCATGCTCGATACCGTGGCGGTCGAGGGGCGAGTGTCCGTTGTTGTTACTCATGGATTCTCCCTCGGCACAAACACCCGATCATCTTTCACCAGCGCGGCGTAGGTGTAACCTTGCGCCAGGATCCAGCCGCACAGGTCGGCCTCGCTGTACCCGTACCTGCGGCAATGATCCTTGACTTCGACGGCAATGACCGGCTTGTGCCTGGCAATCGTACGCTCGGCACCCCGCAGCGCCCGCAGCTCGTAGCCTTCGACATCAAGCCAAATGAGGTCACACCGGTCCAGGTGCAAATCATCCAGCATCATGACCGGCACCGACACCTCACCCGGGGGTCTCACTCGGTAGGTGCCACAGTTGACCGATTCTGGGAGCTCCAGCGAAACCGGAAAATGATTGTCGCCAAGCGCGGCGTTGAAGGCCAAGATGCGGCCACCGATCATCGTGTTGCGCCGCAAGCACTCAAAGTTTTCCGGGGATGGTTCCCAGGTCAGGACCTGGGAAAACCGCTGGGCCAGAGCCAGCGGATAGACCCCGACATTGCCACCGGCCTGGACCGCCAGATGAAACGACCGGCAAAAAGCCATGACCTCGCCCACTCGCTGGGAGTCCTGGTAAATCGCCGGGAATCCAAGCTGATCGCTGGCCGGGACAAGAAACCCGGACTTGGTAACAAGGTGGTTCACTGGGTCACCCGTTTTTGTATTCTTCCCAAGTAATCTTTGGGTTTTTTTCTTGAGTGCTTGATGAGCATGTCAGATTCATTAGCGGCGCAGTTGTTCCAACGCCTGAAAAAAGAACAACAATCTCGGAAGGCTCGCCAAAACGAGGCTCAATCCAAGCATCTGCGACTTTGGCTCCAGGAGGCGCTTGCAACAGCCCAGCCAAGCAATCGATATTGATTTTCACCCTGCATGTTTTTCCGCGATCTTGCTGCATTTCCAATCTCCTTTTACTGGGTCACCCACCCCGTAATCGTCAAAGTCAAAATCCGCAGCGGCTCATCCGACCCATCGGAGAAATCCTCCGCCGACTGCACCGCCTGACCCAGCGCCAGGCTGTGAACGGTCGCCTGGCCAGACTGCGCCACCCGTCCCGGGTTGTCACCGATCACGGTCTCAATCGCTGACTGAGCCGTCTCAAGCTGCGCCACGGTTTCCGCAATGACCCGCAACTCCAGGGTGCAGGTGCGCAGGTTGGGAGCTGGTCCCGAGATCGAGGTGAACGGCTCGCTCTGGACCGTGTAATCCGCCGCAGGAAGCGATGCACCCTCGGGGATCTTGTCCGGCGTGATGCCACCCGGCAGCGCCGTGCTGACCGAGCTGTCAGCCAGCAGCAAGGCGCGCACCGATTTGGCGAACGGGATCGACATCAGGCGGCCCTCAGACCGATGAACAGCTTTGCGTATTCCGCCAAGAGATACCGCGAGGCCACTTCGATGGCTTGCGCTCGGGTTTCCCGGCTGGCTCGTTCCATGAAGAACTGGCCCGGGACCTTGGTCCGGGTCGCCTTGCGATACCCTCGGATGTAGTTGGCGACCCGCCTTTTGTTGCTGTCCTTGATCGAGTCACTGGCCAGTAGCTTTTGATCAAAGCCATCTTTTAGCGCGCGCGCAAAGCTGATATCCCGCGCATTGGTTCCCGCCACCCGGTAGCGGCGCAGCATGCGCAAAATGGCGTAGTTGGTCTTGCGGCCAACCACCCCAGGGATGCGAGCGATGGCCGTGAAGCCACGGTCAACCAGATGCACATAGTTTTTCGGGTAGGCGTACATGTCCTTCTTGCCACGACGCACCGGGATTTTGTAGTCCCGGTTGGCACCGACCACGATGTACGCGGCCTGGCTTTTCTTGCCGCGCCGGAAATAGGCCTTGATCGACTTCTTGAGCGCGCCCGATTTGCCGTAGACTTTCGGCCCCTTGGCTTGTCCCTTGCGGCGCTTGGGTGCTTTGCCGGGTCCGGGTGCCAGTTCCCGCGCTCGCTTGACGATGATTTTCGCACCCTCGCTCAGAGCCTTGCGAAAAACCTTTTGGGACGGTTCAGGACCCAAGGCCCTGGCCAGAGGACCCAGGACACCAGACAGGTCAGGCACCCGAACCTTGATTTCCATTACGCTAACTCCTCCACCCCAGACACCTGCAGCACCTCGCCCATGTTGTCGACATCGACCACGCCGGTGATGTGCACGGTGTGGGTCACACCCGACCGGGAAAAGACCATGCGATGCTCCGAGGTCACCGTGGACCGCCAGCGCATTTCGACGGCCCAGTTGACGACGCGTTTCATTTGATCCCCGGCTGTTGGCTCGCCTGCTGAAACCGGGGTGCAGAAAGCCCACACTGTGGCGTAGGTCGTCCAGGACCGGGTTTTCTGGCCGTTGGCTGCGGTGGTCTCGGTGTAGCTTTGCAGCGCCACCCGGTCGCGCATCCTGCCGATGTTAAGCGCCATGGCTTACGGCCTCCTCCAGGCATAACGGTGACACACCCGGTCGATGGCGGGACCTACCTCGGGTCCGATGTCCCGCGCATTGCTGGAGCGGTTTTCGTACCAGTGCGCCACGAGTGTCAGGATGGCCGTTTTCACCGCAGCGGGGATAGTCGTGGTCTGTGCCGAGTAAGTGAGCGTGATCGCCGAGGCGTAGCCATCCGGCTCGGGAAGGTTGACCGTGTCCTTGATTTGAACCAGCGGGTCGGTCTCGTCCTGTCCGATCTGGGTCACATAGTCGCTGCTGGAAACCGTCGAGGTTCCCGAGGTGGTTCGGCAAGTCAACGAGGTGATGCTGGCGACGGGACCCAAGGGAATGCGGATGATCCGGTCGGCTGGCCACTGCTGCAGTTTGACCGTCTTGGTGCTGGCTCCCAAGGTCCGGCCCGAGGTCTGCTCGAAGTAATCCACCGCGGCGTCGATCAGGTCGTCAATGAGCGCATCATCGGCGGTCATGTCGCTGTCGACCTTGAGCCAAAGCTTGGCTTCAGAGCGGGTGGGAATCGCCATGGGTTACCTCGTTTCCCGCTTGGGCTTCCTGGTTTCGGGAGCAGCTGGGACCTCGGGTGCGGGTGGGTCGGCAGGGTCGACGAAACCGGCAGCGATCATGCGCGCCGCCTCGGTGTCGTCCCATTCAAGCACCGCTCCCGCGCCGAGGGACTGGTTGGGATAGTTGGTCTTTTGCTTGATCCACATACGCCGCTGCTCCACAAAAAAAGGCCCGGGGAAAGTCCCCGAGCCCCTTTGGGATTTACCCGCGCCAGAGCGATTACGCCTGGACAAGCAGCTTGAAGGCGTTGGCCTGGACGACCTTGGAGTCGTACCGCTGACGCATCTTGATAAGGACCTGGTCCTCGCGCACAAAACGGCTGGTGTCGCGGATGAGTTCCCGCTGACCAGCCTGGCGAATCATGAACTTTTTGGGTTGGCAGAACAGCACAGTCTTGTTGGTGGTGGCCACCGACGACGCCATGGCGTTGTTGAAAATCACCGGATAGCCAAGGAGGCTGTAACCGGTGCCCTGGCCCAGCGCGTTCCAGTCACCGACCAGGTAGCGGCCTTGGCTGTCCTTGAGTTTGCGGATGTAGGTCCACACCGAGGAGTGCATGAAGAACACCGCACCTTGACGGTAGGCGGGATCGAGCGATGCTTCCAGGTCGAGGATTTCATCGGCGGCGATGGCAGTGGCGCTGGCCGTGGTCTTGCCCGTGCCTGCACCAGTCACCATGCCTTGAGGAGCCGAGGAGCCGGAACCGGTGGTAAAGTCGGTTTGCTCCTTGCGGCCATGACGCTCGGCCAACAGGTCAGCCAGGCGGCTTTCGAAGTTGGACAGAGTCGCGTCCATGAACAGCTCGTAGGGAACAAGCAGTTCGGTCGACTTGCCGTAGGAAGACAATGACACCTGCCCAAGTGTAAAGGCGTCCTCGCTGGTCGCGGTGTTGATGGTCCGATCCGCCGCCGTGATCGAGGTGTCGTCGACGGTGGGGAAGTTGAGGGGATTGCCCTCGGCAGTGGTGAGGATGTCGGCGTACTGCCGGATGGGACAGTAATAGAGCAGCCGCTCCTCGAACTTTTGGACAAAGCCAGTGGCGATGGCGTGACCGCCGCCCGTGGTGGTGATGGTTTGCGCGGCGCGGCTTTCGATGTCTTCCTTGCTCGGAAGGGTCAAGCGCTCGCTGTTGCGGATACCGCAGTCCACCATAGCCTGCCGTTGCTCGTCGGAAGCGTCGGCACCCTTGAGCCAGCCTTGAAACGCCAGAGCCGCAGAGCGTTGCGCCTTGCGGTCGTTGAGGTCGCGCACGAAGCCAACAGGGTGCGGGGTCTGGCGCTGGGAGCGCAGAAACGCGGCGGTCTGCTCGGCCCGGGTGATGAACTCGGGGGAGCGAGGCTTGGATTTCATTTCGCCTTCGGGTGCAGGCTTGGCGCTGTCGGTCTCCATGCTGTCGGAGTTTTCCGCTTCGAGCGCAGCAACGCGAGTGTTAAGCTCAGTCACCTGAGCCTTGAGCGCTTCGACCTGAGCGGTTTCCTCGGGGGTCCACTCCCGGGTTTCGCTCAGCTTGACGAGAGCGTCAATTTTCTCAATGGCGGCGGCGCGTTCCGCCAAAACCTTTTCACGATCCATGTTGTCTCCTTTGGGGAAAACGCAGCTTCTCAACCGCCAGCCAACGCTCGGCATGGCTTCGCATGTGGTGGAGGTACACGGATCGCAAATCACGCAGTTGAATCGAAGTTCCTTCGGGGTAAGCGGGGTCGATGACAAAAGAGATTTCTTTCAGCTCAACATCAACAAGCGTTCTTTTCCAAAGCGAGTTCGTCTTGTCCCAAATGTCTCCGTTTTCGCGAACAAAAAAACCAAACGAGCATTCCCCCATGTCGCCTCGTGCCACCATCTCCCGAATGCGTTGGCCGAGGTCGTGGTTGGGGAGCTGCAGCTCAAAGGCCAGGCCTTCGTCGGTTGATCTGACAGTCAGCGTTTGGGATTTGGTTCGGCCCAAAACCATCGTGGAATCGTGACCGATAAGCGCTTTGATGTCGTCTTCCTGGAGCGACTTGTCAAAAGCGCCTTTTTGGATCTGCTCAATGAATGGCTGGGAACGATTGCCAGCCCTGATGTACAAGGTGCTCGACCATGTGCTGTAAGGCGCGGCGATGCCGACCAGCTTGTTTTCCTGCGCTCGGCACTCAAGCGTGACCGAGGCGCGTCGTT